GTAACATTCTTTTAACAAACATAAACTTATCGCCGTCGTCCAAGTCAAACTCAGAAGATATTAGCGTAGCTGTAATCGGGAACGGCGTAGTAGTTTCTTGGCAGTCGTAGCCCACTTCGTGGTTGACCAAGTTGTTGCTGTACGTAGCCGCCAGCGGGTTTTCTCTGTGGTCAGCATCCATCCAAGCAGTGCGAGCCATAGTCCCGTAGTACCAGATGTCTTGCAGGTAGTTATACACCACGTAGCGGTCAATCTGCGTGGAGTCGGCAGAGCAATAAAACCACCAAATCTCATCGAACCGCTCGTTAGTCCCTGCAATTACTTGGTCATACTGAGAGAAGTTAAAGTCGTTAAATATATAGCTACGCAGGGCGCAAGGCAGAGTCTTAACTGTACCGTCGTAGTAATAGAACTTGTCAATACCCATCCAATAAGCAGAGTTGTTTGCATAGACTGCCGCGTTAGGGCTTGCTATTGAGAGGTTATCCCCAAGTAGCTGCGCGCCCCACACTTCTGGTGCTCCTAAATACTGAAGGCCGTACATCGCGTTATCTGTCCAAACCAGAACTTCTTGTCGTGCTTGCAGTGCAGTTACAATCTCACTACCTCTTGATAAGCGTAGGCTACCTGCTTGGTTAGTAGCGGCGGGCGTCCAGTTAGCTACGTCCTCTTGGTCAGACCAACGGATAAGCATAGGGTCAAGCACGCTAGTACCCAGCTCGTTCGCACCAAAGCAGAAAGCAAACCGGAATATGTCCGACACGAATGCCCTATTAACTACTACAGGAACGTCTGACGCACCGGCAAGCGAAGACACATAGACCGCACGAGTAGTCACCGCGTTGGTTGCATCCCAATAAAAAAGTTCCCCGCCTCGGTACGTAAAAAACAAATCTTCACCGAAGTTAGCTTGGCTCCATAGTCGCATACCTTCATTTGTAGCTGACCCGACACCCCAAGAACCCACACCCCAAAAACCCGCACTCCAACCCGTGAAAGGTATTTCAATTTCAGAGCCTATGTTGACTTGGTATGCCGCAGTAACAGTGCCACCGCCGTTAGCGGTAGAAGAAGCAGTAGTCTCGGCAGTGATGTTGTAAGAGTCTTCGTCGATCAAGCTGATCTGGTACTCGTTATTCAGGGTTAGCCCACCAACAGCCGTAGCCCCGCTGAACGTCACAAAGTCACCCTCTAAGGCACCGTGAGCAAGGTCAGTAACCAAAACAACGGCAGAGCCGTCAGTTGTATCAAAAGGGTCAGTAAGAGTTACTGTGGACCGAATAGGCGTAATGTCAAAATAAGATCCGCCGCGCTCGATGTAGTATTTGAGGTGGGTGCCTACAGAGACGAGGTTTTGACTGCCAAGAGTTATCCAGTTCCACATAGAGCGGCAGACGCCAAGAAAAGACTGGTTAGACAGGCGCACCCACCCACCGATCTTCTGAGGCATACCCCGTCTGAACCGCACTTTGTTGGTCTCGTACCAACCGCCTTCGGCAGCGTAGCGCGTATTCTCGCGGTCAACTCCGGGCTTAAATTGTAGTTTCTGTAAAGGCATCAGTAGGTCCACATAACAAGGGTGCTTGGGCGGGTATCAACGTGTACGAAGGTCTTAGCCACTCCAATACCGTTAAAGCCCAATTCTAACGCATGTTTAACCACTAATGCGCGTTGTGCCCCGTTAGCTACCTTTATATCGGCCGCTATGCCTTGGGCGTGTGTACCGGGCTTTGCTTTGCGTGCTTCTTCAGGATGGCTGGGGTCTCGGTAGCCACTGGTTATAACAAACGGAAACCCACAAAGACCACGCAGCTCGTCTAGTTTAAGTACAAAGTCCTCGTCGATAAAGTTCTTACCTGTATGCGTACAAGCAAACTCACCAAACGAGAAGTACGTAAACTCGCCCACTAGTCACAAAGCTCAGCTAGTTCTTTCCAGTCTTGCGCAGTCCAGTTAGAGGTGTCCACAGAGGCAGGAAGCTCAACCGTAATTCCGGAAACATTAGCCCCAAGCACAGCTCCGGCCGCGTTCGTGTTGCCCCTAAGACACGCCATAGCGTTGTCCTCCGGCGTAATTTCTAAGCTATTCAACTGGGTACAAGCAGCTAGTGCAAGTAGCACGGGGGCTAAAATAAGTACTCTCATCGGAACCATCCTGTAATCGTTTGAAATGTACGAACGGGGTAGTATAACGCAGCAGACCGGAAACGCCCCACACCTACTACACTAAGAGCCTCTCGGAATACCATATCGGCTTGCTTTTGGTCCTTCACTAGCCCCTCGGGGTGTGTACACAGGTAATCATGTACTACCGCAGCCCTGCGGTTCTTTGCGTTCGCCACGGGCACTATAAAGCGAAACAGCCGAGGAACGCTAGCTAAATCAGTAACATAGCCGGTAGGCACTTCGATGTCACAGCCCAACAGCTCACTGTGGTAAATAAACGGTTGAACTACCTGCCAGCCCCCGTCTACTACTTCTAGTATAAGCTTGGTCTTAAAGTGACTCATCATGGCTTGTTGATGAAACTAAAGTAGGACCCCGTTATCAGGGCACCTAAGAAGACGTACGTAAAAGCCTTGATTATGGTATTTGCCGCAGTACGTTTGGCCGACCGCC